TTACGATCGCACCCATATTTTTCAACTTTTTTATTATAGACATTATCATTCTATACTCGGAAGGGATATCGGATACCAAAAATACATACTCTGGAAGAGTATGTGCATTTGAACGATAAATTCTTCCCATTTGTTGTAAAAAATCTTCACCACTCCATGGTATTTCAAGAATAATATGAACTCTGGGATGTTTTCCATCACTATCATGTAAAGAAAGACCCATCCCACCCGCCCTACTCAATATTGCTATTCTCTTTTTGTTTGTTTTAAAATTTTCGATATCATCTTTGGGGATTCTTTCGTACTTATTTTTAACAGAAGAGGGTCTCAAACCTCTCCCCGTAATTTCAGATACGTTATTTTTTCCAAAATGACTTATTATACTATCTATAGGTTCTTTTTCAAAATCTAAATCTATTCCATATTCATCACAAATTTCTTGGAAATATGTTATATTATTTCCATTTTCTTTTGACCGTTTTAACGTTGCTGCACCAGTATTCGATACAGAAACAACTACGGATTTTCCTTTTTCTAAATATTCTTCAATTGTGTTAATAGCTTCTTTAACTTTAAAGTACACTATGAGTCTCAAGAAAAACTGTTGTCTATTTTTTCCATTCATATTAAATAATCCTTCCGAACATTTTTTGTAAATAAGTTCATCTTCTTTTGTTAGACTTGAAGTTTTAATAATAAATTTAACATCTTTTGTATCAAGCTGCCTACATACATACTGACCATTCCTACAAAAGTGTAAAGATATAAGTTCAAGTAAACCAGCACTGTCACTTTTTGCAGCGTTTTCTATTTTTTCCCAAGTGTCAAAAGGAGATGTTTTACTTCCCCATAAATCCATTTTATTCAAATAAAGAAGATGTTTTATTGAACTGGCTATAGTAGCAGACGAATAACATATCTTTGTTGTCATGTTCAAAAGTTTGTCTATTATTTTTTTTGTACTTGAACAGTTTCTCATTTGATGACATTCGTCTAATATAATAAGACATTCTTCGTCTTTTAAAAAATCCACAATGTCTTTGAATTTATATTTAACCGATGTATAGCTTGCAAACTTTACATTATGATTGTTTTTTCCTCCAAACACCAGTTCTAATTCTAATTTTGCACTTTTTTCTAGTTTTAAAGAAGATGATATCCATAATGTTTTTAATCCCGATTCACGTACAACTGCTGCTAATATTCTACCTTTTCCAGTTCCCGTACCGTCCCCTAAAAGAAATGGCTTATTTTTTTTCAAACACTCCTTTATTTTTAGTATAGTTTCCAATTGAAAAGTAGAAAGATTGTTTTCATAATCGTTTTCAATTTCACATGTTATGTTAACGGTTGGTACACAACTCATACTAACGGTTTGACATATTTTTATGGGATGCTCTTTTATATTTTCTTTATAATACTCAGGTTCCCAATTTACTAATTTCTGACTTGTCATTCTTTTTAAAAATGTGGAAAAAGATGGCTCAGTATTTGAACGATTTTTAAAAAATAAAAAGTTAAATTTTTTTAAGTATGACATTGTTTTAGTAAATGAACGAAACCGCCGCTTCCAAAATTCAATACTCTTGGAGGAAGAGAGTTATGATAAAAAAAATCATGAATGATACTTTACACGAGTTGTACGATCGACAAAAAAAAGATTTACAAGTATTTATGCTGATAGATACTTTTTTTGATAAAAATTTAGATAAAAGAATAGATTTGTATAATGAAAAAGCTAAAAGACTTTTTTTAATATCTTATGAATCTTTTTGCATTACTTCTGAAGTGCCTCTGGACTAGAATATTTTATAATCTGATACGCTGGTTTTTGTTTCTAATTGTTTTCAGGTAGCGAAATATACAGAGAATAACATTCGACACAGTCCATAATAGGACCGTAAACGTGTATTGGACACCACGGAATATATGAACGCCTATGACCATATGTCCACTCTATAAAACTTATTGCACTGTGATTACAGTGTGTGCATAATAATCTTCGTTTTTTTTGAAAGTTTAATGTATCTCCATATTTTGGAAACTCTGCGCTTTCCGATTCTATTTGTTCTAAAACGTTTTTAGAATGTTGTTTTATTTTTCTAGTATACCATTTTATACGATAGACCATTCTTAGATTAGAAAATGTTTTTGTATCCATAAAAGTTGTTATTAAAAAAATTACATCATGAGGAATACTAAAGAGCATATACTTTAAACTATTTTGAATATTATTTAGATGATACGTTCACACCAATGTTTTCTGCAAAATGTTTGATATTCAGTATTTCCAATATGTATTTGACTACCGTCTTTTACAACAACTCCGTCGTCAAATCTGACACACATAATTGCATTTTTACCACAATAACAAACCGTTTTTACTTCAGACAAAACGTCTGCAATTCCAAGAAGAGTATTCGATCCAGGAAACGTTTGACCCTTAAAGTCAGTACGCAAACCATAACAGTTTACAGGAATAGAATAATTATCACAAAACTGAGACAACTGCCAAACTTGTTCGGGTGTCAAAAACTGTGCTTCGTCCACAAAAACACATGAAATTGTTTCTGGACTTTGAGACTCTAGGTATAGTAGTAAATTTTCTTTATCGTCAAAAGGGTATGCTTCTGACTCTATCCCTATTCGACTTACAATTTTACCAATACCAGATCTAGTATCTATTTTAGAAGTCAGCATTACAACATTCATACCACGTTCTCTATAATTATGAGAAGATGCGAGTAAGGATGCAGTTTTTCCGGCATTCATCGTTGAGTAGTAAAACGTTAACATTTCTATTGTGTAGAAAAACCATTTGAGTTTGATTCTCAAATATTATTTGTATGTATTATTTTAACATATACAGAAAATGATACTTAGTAACCTTCTTTTTTCAAACATTCCATTAATTTATCGTATTTTGTCTTACATGAACCTTTGTTTTGAAGGCAAGTCATAAGTGCCATAAATTCATAATAACAAGGAGTTTTACCGGTAAGTTCAGCGTAATATGGATGCCAGTTGTTTAGTATAAACTGATGTTGGGGCAAAAGATCTTCGGTCGCGATTCTAAGAGCCTTTGACATTTTACAGAGTCTCTGTCGTCTTTGTTGTACACTCGTTCAAAAAAAATGTATATAACTGAACAAACATTCAAACTTTAAAGGTAGTACTGGAAACATCTCGTTTATACCAAGCTCTCTAAAAAACTCTTTTGTATCATTTTTTTAATATTATGTTTTTAACTACATAAACCCATATTTTTTATAAAAAAATACTATAAATGTTTAACATCTTAGTTTCGTATGGCATATTTACAATTGGTATGCTAAGAAGTGAAGTAATAAAAAATGGTTTGTTTTTGGCATCCTCTACGATATTCGACGAGACAAAGGGGATCCCATACAGTACACCAGCTCCTGAAATTTTCTTTTACAATGATGTCACCGTTGATTCATGTTTGGAACTTAAAAAGAATATACATACACAAGGTGTAATAAGTCGAAATATTCAAAAGGAACTAGGATTCGAATACCCTTTACCTATAAAGTTACATATTCAAAGTCCGGGTGGAGTTCTTGCATCTGCATTAAATGTATGTGACTATATAGAATCATTTGATGTTCCCGTACACACTTATGTTGAAGGTTCAGTTGCAAGCGCTGCATCTCTAATATCAGTTTGTGGTGATATGAGATTTATGTCGAGACGTTCTGTTATGCTTATTCATCAACCTTCAATTTTCTTGGGTTCGACAAAACAAAATGACATAGAAGATGAATCCCATAACTTGAGTATGTTGTACGAGTCGATGTTGGATATTTACACTTCACGTTCTAAACTCGAACGAAATGACATCGCAATAATGATCCAAAACGAAAAGTATCTTGACGCCAAAGAATGCTTAAAATACGGATTTATTGATAAAATTATATAAACTTTTATTCTTTTTCCATGTATTTTATACCTTCATTGTCTATTTTCTTATAAATATTTAACAATTCTTCCTTTACAAACCTGCTATAATCATTCAAGACTTCACATTTATCGATATATATACTATTATTTTCATCCATTGCAAACGAATATTTTGTCTCGTCCCTTATTACTTTATCATTTTTCCAATACCATTTATAACCACGTATGTTGTTACTTGAACTATACGATCTACCATCTTGATCGTAAGGTGGACCGAAATTTTTTTTGAAAAACAAAAACGTATCTATACCAGTCGTTTCACAAGTTTTCTCGCATTTTAACATAGCGTCCAATGGAGGTTCTTCTGGTTTTATTTCTATAAATGCATTGAATGGACTTTTTATGTAAAAATCTGGTATGTAAGAAATACCATCATCTATCGAAACTGTGATTTTTTCGTGTTTTGCATCAACACTTGCCAGTTTAAAAAATTTTGAATACCTTGCTTCTAGAACAGATGGATAATATTCTCCTTCAAATGTGCACCCTTCAGAAATAACTGGTTCCTCGTCTCGTCGTCTCTTCATACTCTTTAGATTGAATGGCTTTCGATTCCTTGAAACTCGTTTTACATAATATCTAGACTGATTTTTTGTATTGACGTCATCGGAACCTGGCACTAAAATTGCATCTCCCCAATAACGGTTGTTTGTCCCATCCATTATAAAAACATCAAACTTTTTTCCTGCAAGTTTAGTATTTTCACAAGCTTCTATATCAGAAGGAGGTGGTTTGCAATATTTTATGTATTCAGCGGTTATTTCATTTATGTACGTTTTGTTTGAAGCATTCACACGTATACATTGTATATATTCCTTACCCTCACATTCTTCCTTAATAACACCTCGTAATCCCACTGGCATATCATTGGAGTTATAAATATAGCCGAAGACAGGATGGTACCCGTCGTCTGTTATACTCATCTCTTAATTCATGCAACGACTGACTTGGAAAACTTGAAACTCTCATCAAAGTCGTATTTTACAATATAGTCGTCAGGTTCTCCCTCAATCGCACCTTCAGCCATTGCAGTTGTAGTATAAGTTCCATGAGTAGGGTATTTGTCCATTTTTCCATTTATTGTTTTGTTGAACATGAAAGATTGTCCGATTATTCCGTGTACATTTCCATTTTTACTTAATCTCTTAAACTTTACATTTACATTTTTAGGAGGTCCACTTATATATCCAAACACATCAAACGATACAATGCTTATTTCCCATCCTGGAGTGTTTATTACAGCGGTGGAATAGTATGTTCTCATAAAAGTATCGTGACATGTAAAATTACTGTACGATTCTATTATTTTTTTGTTACCTTCACAATTTGTTAAAATTTTTGCGTTATTTCGTTTGTTGGTGTCATTTGAATATATAGAGAAATATGAATCTTTTCCAGATTTATGATGAACGTGCAGTTCCGTCATTACTGAACCGTAAACAATCAGCTTTTTAATTCTAAATTTTACATATTCTATAAAACAATTTACTGTTGTATAACTATCTTTTAATAAGTTGTAAAATATTTTATCTCTTCCTCTAAAATCTGCTCTACCCCCGAACGCCAACGTTAAATGTGGATCACCACTTACCTCCGCATTAGCTGTTTGTGTTTGTGTTGATTGTGTTGATTGTGGTGATAGAGGTGATGGAGGTGGTGATGGTGGAGGTGGAGATGATGGAGGTGGAGGTTGTGGTGATGGAGGTGGAGATGATGGAGGTGGAGGTTGTGGTGATGGAGGTGGAGATGATGGAGGTGGAGGTGTAGGTGGAGATGATGGAGATGGAGGTGGTGATGATGGAGG